GGTCCAACCCAAGGGTGACCAAAAGCGCGTCGATGATGGTAGCCATTTTCCTATTGAGCCTCGGACATGGTGCGATGGTTCGCCGCGTCCACGGCTACCAGTTCCGCCAAGTTGTACAAGTCGCGCACGCCATAGACGGTTTGCAATTCATGGAGCGTGGCCAACTTTGAGGATACCACCATGCCCACGATGGGGGGTAGATTCGCGTAGCCTATCAGGCCGTCAGCCCCGGCGAAGGGCGTTACTCCGAAGTCGGGGTATCGACGGCCGGCGAAAAACCCGTGTGCAGGTAGTAAAGTGCTTGGCGTAGCTGCCACCGCGTCTTCACTTCCTCAATCTGCGAGCCTTCGCCTTCAATCAAATCCTGTGGGGGAATCTTCGAGTTGGCCGGCTTGAATTTCACGCAGGCGAACATTTCATCAAGCAACGCGCGCAGGGTAAGTTCCGGCAGGTTGGCCAGCGCGGCCAATCCAAGAATGGCCATTTGCGCCATGCCCGCGTTTTCCCAATCCGTGGGTAATTCGACGCCCGCCACCGCGAGCGCGCGGCCCGCGCGTATCGCCCACCACTCGGCGGCATCGGCCGGCATTTCAGTCAATAGGAATTGCTTTCCAGCGTCGCGGCCACAATCGGCCGTGAACACGGTTGTTTTGCGTGTCATGGTGCTCCGTTTGTCATAACCGAGGGGTCATGACCCTTTTGGTTTAAATCTGCGCGGGGTTGACCGATTCCCACTTGATGGTGTACTGCACCGCCTGCAACACCTTCTTGGCGTCCGGCAGCTTCTTGGCGTTCGTCAGGACGCCATTAGAGAACACGTAGCCGCGTCCCACACTCGGCATGCTCACGGAAGCCTGCGCAAAGAAAACCTCTTGTGCGGCTGCCTCGGCGCCTAGCCACGCATCAAACAGCGCAATGCTTGGACTGTCGGCCATCAAGTGAACGGTCATGGGCGTGATGTAGGGGGTATAGCCGGCCGACATGAGGCCGTCCACTCCCATCAATGCTTCGCTGACTTCCACGCTTTCGTTGTCGAATGCGTCATCAACCGCATAGCCCTGCAAGGTTTGGGGAACCGGGAACACGTCCGACACCACAAGGGTGAAGACGCTGTTTGCGGAAGTAATCGTGCGCTTGGCTGCCATGGTCGCGGTTCCTTACTGTACGTCGATGGACGCAAGGTTGAGTTTCTGAATGCTGCCGCCGTCCGTGTACCACAGGGTCATCGGGGGCGAAGTGCGGGCGCCGCGCGTCTGCGACGAAGCCGGCAGGATTTGCAGATACCAACCGACGTTTTGCAACGTTTGGTCAATCTGAATGCCAGCCGCTGCGTTCACGCTGGCAGCCTGCGAGGCTGACAAAGCAACACCGGATTGGATGCTGCCGAACGCCAAAGCCTGATTGATCGGGTCCAAGCACGCGGCCCGAATCAACCCGTAGCCGGCTGCGTTGTATGGCAGGCTCTTGACCGAAGTCAACAGCACCATAAGGGCAAGCTGCAATTGGCTGTTGAGGTAGATTTGATTGACGTAGGTGTCAATCCAATCCCACGCGCCCGAGATAACACCGGGGTAGAGAATTTGGAAGCCTTCCGCTGCCGTCGCATACTGCGCGTAGAAGTTGTAGCCGTTGCCCTGCAAATTCGTCGCCGTGGTGGCGTCGGTGATTTGCGGAACCAAAAGGCTGTTGCTCTTGTAGGCAAAAGTGATGCGGCCGTCATTTTCGGTGAAGTCGATTGAAGCCGTGGTGCCGCAGATGAATGCCGCGAGCGTGCCGCCCGTGGTGTCATAAACCGGGCACACACCGTTGTCTGCCGCCGTGAGGGCGCCAAACGTCGTGGGCTGATTGGCCGACAAGGCCAACACATTGGAATCTTGGCACACGTACATGTACCGCTCCGTAGTGCCATTGACCCATGCGGCAAATTGCAGCTTCACCGAATCCGTGACTTCGGCCACGGTCATGAAGGTGGCCCAATTCTGCGTCGCTGACACAACCTGCGCCATCACACCGGCCGGGGTTGCCGCAATGGCACCCTGCGACAGCGTGGCGCCCGTGGCCTGCGTCAAGAAAACCAAGGGGGCGAAGCTGCCCGAGCCAAAGCCTACGGTGCTGTTCGCGCCCGTTGTCGGGCTGTGAACCACGAAGGCATCGCGCTGCGCGTCGAAAGTCACCGTGGCAATTCCCGCCACGCTGACGTTGGTAGAAGTAAAGCCCGTGGTGGTGGACACAATCACAGTGCCCATGCCGGACGTTGGCGTGTAGGTGCCGAAGCTGACAACCGTCAGGCCCGAGTCAACCCCGGAACCCGAAAGGATATCACCCACATGGAGCACGCCCGAGGCCGTGGCCGTCACATTCATAACGTCCGCAGAAGCCGTCTGCGCGGCCGTGCCGGTAAAGGTGGTGCCAGCCGTAAGGCCGGTTTGAATCAAAGCCGCTGCGGCGCTGAAAGACGACGCGCCCGAAAGGTTGATAGCTGCCGAGGTAATCGCCTTCCCGTCAACCGTCACGTTCAATGTGCCGGACGCACCCTGCAAGGTGGTCAACGACATGCCGGCAAGGCTCGCGCTGCGCAGGTATGCGCCCACGGCTGCGGTGTTGAACTGCACGAAATAGAGCAAGCCGGGCAACTGATTGGAGCCGGCAAACCCGCTGAAATAAATTGCGGCTAGTGCGGCCTCGGGGCTGTTCGGCCCGAACCACGCGGCCACGTCGGCGGCAGTGCTGAAAGGCATTGCGGTGCCGAGGGGCACAGAAACGTCCTGCGTGAGAAACACGGCATTAAGCGCCAGCGGGTTGCCCCCTGCGCTCAAAACACCGGGAATGACGCTGACTAGTTGGCTAGCCGGAATGGAATTTGTCATGGCGGGTAAGCCTCATAGACGTTTATTAAATCAAGGGCAAGTGTATTCGCAAAATCTTGGGTTGTCGATACTATCGGATTGTACTGCAACTGCGCGGTAACAATCCACCTATCTTCATACTGTTCTTCCGCGTCCACGATAGGCGCCCGCAGCGGGTCATCCGCATACAGGGGTTGGCACACCGTCAGGGCATCGCAGGCCACTTCATCGCGGAATAGGGTGCAAAGTATCGCGCTCCATTGTTCCGCCGTGGGTCCGTAGCAGTCGATTTGCAAGGCAACTTGGTAGTGGGTTTCCTGCGTCGTGCCCGTGGGCGACGGGTTGGAAATGTCCCACGAATCAATGTTGGTGTTCAATCGCGTGCGCCGCAAAACTGTCATGACCACGAAGCCGGCGCCGGTCGGGGGCATTGCCACACGGTTGGGGTAGCCTTGCACAAGCTGGCCAGCCGCAAGCCCGAGGGTTGCAACAATGAAGTTCCCCACGTCGGTGTACAGTTGCGAAAGGGTGGTATCTATCGTAGCGGCCATGTCCGGTTGCCCTTAGATGAATTGGCGCTGCCGGTTAAAAACTGCAAATTATCTTCGCAGTGAAGCCCGCAAACGTCCGGGTGCAATAGTGGCACAATGTGGTCCACACTGACACCTTTTTGGGCTGCCGTTTTGTAAATTTCTGAAATTGTCAAGAGGTTAGCCCAAGTGGGGGTTGCCCGTAGCTTCGCCGCCCGTCGTTTGGCTTCGGTAGCGTTGACCTGTCCCCGGTTCTTAGCCCGCCATGCGAGGGTGCGCGCAATGCGTTGCGGCCGTGCTGCCGCGTATTCTTTTTGGTTGGGTTCACGTCGGCAGCCTTTGCAATCTGCGCGTTTGTAGGGGCGCCCGTCGCGGCTGCGTGTTTGGCTAAAAGCTTCTATAGGCAAAAGCTGCCAACATTTCGAGCACCGTTTTTCTACGGCTGTAAGCACACAGTGACCCGGCACCAATCGGGCCATGTCTCCCCCACTTCAACAATTTTCCAGTTGAGCACCGGACCGTTGGGCACCAAGGGGAATGCAAGCAAATCGCCGCCGAGTTGTTCGGGCCGGAAAATGCCTTGCTTGTTGCCGTACATGTAAACGGTGCGCAACACGCCTTGCAGGTTCAAAAATTCCGCGTGACGCAAATCCTTGCCACTCAAAGCCTGCGATTGAATTTTGATATTGACCGGCGCCGCGTAGCCGGGGGTTTGCGAGAAATCTGCGCCCACGGTGTTGCCGTTGCTCGCGCTCCATGCCGCTACAATGTCCGGGTTCACCGTGGTGATTGCGCCGCGCACTATGCCGTGTAGGTTCATTCGGTCAAGCCTTCTTTGACTTCGGATGCTTTGACGCCCGGCGCCACCGCACCCAACATTATGCCTTGGTCAACCAACACCTTGGAAGCGCCGTTTTTCATCCACACGGTAAACGGCGCATTGGGCGGTGCGTTCGTGTCAATGATTTCTTGCTGCAACTGGCCTTGGATAAGTTCGCCCATACGCCCAAGCGTGAGGGTTTCGTCATAGTCCGCGCCCTTCAAAATCTGCCCGACAGCTACGCCCCATCGCGGCGATTTCTTGGCAATCATGTTGCGAAAGAATGGCCGGGGTGGCACGAACTGACGCCCGTTGCGCATGGTCCCAAACTCTTGCCAGAAAGCAACCTGTGCGACGGGCAGCACTTTTACCGGCCGCGTCTTGCGCTGTGCCCCCGTGCCCTGCGTGCGGAAGGCCGGATACTTGGCCGATTCGAGAAACCCCACGCGGACGTGTTGCTGCCCCAACTTCTTGCCAATCGACTTGATGATGGCTTCGGCTTTTTTGCCGCCCGTCACTTTGAATTTAGCAGCCACATCCGCCACCAAACGGCAAGCCGGGGTAGCCTGACGGAAAGTTGGGCGGGTAGCTGCCGGCAGCGGGCAGGTAGAGCGCGGTCCGATATTGGGAAGTCATCACCCAATACATGGCGCCGTATTTGCTTGATGTGTACCAATCCTGCGTCGGGCCACCGTCGCCGCCGAAGCTGGCCCCCACGCTCACGCTGCCTTCCGTGGCCGTGTCAATGTGGCCGATGATGCCGGGCGCCGGGGTCACGTTGCCGGCGCCGTCATTGGTGCCATAGAGCAAAAAGCAAATATGCGCCGTGAGCATTTGCAACAGCGTGTCGCGGGTGTTGGCGTCGCGCACGCGCGAGCAACACGTGTTGTTCAAGACGACTTGCGCGAGGGCAAAGGCTTGGTTCATTTGCCCATTGGTCAGCCCCGTGAATTCCGGGTACAGCACCACGAATGCGGCAGGGTCAAAGGTGACAATGCCTAGAACAATCGGGGTAGATGTACACGGAACCACGGCCATAAATTACGCTGCCTTCGTGTCGTCGTCTTCTTTCAGCTTGGTGATACCGGGGTGCTTCGTCGGGTCCACCGCTTCCATGCCGGTTTTCTCGGGGGTGATTTCCTTCGCGATGGCTTCCGCGTCCGAGCGGTTCGGCGCCTTGTACACCAACATGTTTTTGACCAAGTTGACGCCACCCTTTTTGGCCCATTCGTCAAACACCGCTTCATCAACGTTTTCCGTGATGCCGGGGCGCAAGTCGCGCGGCGACGGAGTGCGCAGGGCGCCCGTGATGATTGAATGCTGATTGGCGCCGGCAAGCACAACGCGCTTGTAGTTCGGCCCCTTGACCACGCCACCGGGAGTGACTTTGTAGCCCACTTCCATGATGACGCCTTGCGGTAGCTTGCAGCCCACCGTGATTAAATTTGCCATTTTCTATGCTCCGAATTTGGATGAAGTATTGATGATTGCCAACCCGCCCGGATCGCAGTTTGTGGCCACGGTCCATGGGGTTAGAGTTATCGCCCCGCCAGTATTACCGGAAATTGCGAATCCCGCAACGTTGTCCGCATACACCGGCTGCCCGCCGTTCGCTCCCCACGGGAAGCGGACCCAATACGGGCCACGGTACCCGAGGGTCACCGGCAAGCCCTCGCGGATGCGCACCGCGCACACCGAGGGGTCAAAGAACACCTTGCCCCATGTCGCCCGCCACCCGATGTAAGGCACCACCACACCGAGCGCGGCGCCCGCTGCCGGCTGATTCGTGGCCAAGCCGGTGTCAGTGCTGCCCCACCCGAAGCGCCCTTGTATGACGCCACCGGGCGCCGCACGAAACGACGCGGTGGGATAGGGCGGGTTGGAAAGCTGGTATTGAGGGTTCGGCATAGCAAAAGCCCCCTCATATGGTCCGCACATGAGAGGGCTTTGCATAATCAACTCCAAAGCGAGGGGGCCGGCATGCGCCCCCGTTTGGTTTAGCTGATAATCGACGCCACGAAGATGGGGGCGTAGAAAATCGTGCCCCAAGTGCCTTGGCTCTTTTTCTGCCGCCAAGACGAATCAAGGGTAATCATCGCGTGCGCGCGCATCTTCTCGGTGAACGCGCTGTCAACGGTCTTCTGACCTTCCACGCTGTCCGCGATCAACTGCACCAACTCGGTGCCGCCCGCGCCCGCCGTGGAAAACTCGGGAACCGTCACAATCTTGATGTTGGGAAAGTTCTTCTTGATTTGGTCGAAAACGTTGACGTTGTACTGGTTCGTCTTGTTGAAATTGACCACGTTGTCCGGGCTGATTCCCATGGTGAAAGACTGTTCCGCGTCAATCAGGCCATTGCCCTGCGAGACAGCAAGCTGCACCAAGCGGACGATATCCGCGTAAATCACGTCCGGGGTTTCCGTGTACCACGAACCCGTCACGGTGATGGGGGCCGGCAGCGACGGGTCATTGATGCCGCCGTAGTTCTGCAAGCCGGCGATGCCGAACAGGTAGGACGCGTTTTGGAACTTGCGCAGGGCAAGCACGGACGCTTCATTCTGTTGGTTCGCCCAATCAATCTTCGCCTTGGCGTTGCGCTCCAATTCGCGCTCGCCCCAACGGGTGAAAATCTGGTAGTGGTAGGACTGACGCTGCGGCCAGTTCACGTTTGCGCCCGACACGCCACCCTCGGCATAGTCGCCGTAGGACGTGGTAACGCCCGTGCGTTCCGCCACCGGGAAAGCTGCGGTGTCTTCGGTCCAATCGCCCATCTTCCGTTCGCCGTAAAGCTGCGCGGCCTTCGTGGGCTGAATCATAATTTCGATGATGCGCGGGTCCACATACGTGGTGAACAGCGACAGAATGCCCGAGTTGGCGGAAGTCACCAACTGCGGTTGTGCATCCCACGCCAATTCACGGTCCATGGCCTGCAACAGCAACGGCTTTTCGCCGGGCTTGGACATGAAATGGATGCCGTAATCTCGCGCGAGCATATCGAAAGCGGCTTGGTCAAGTGCGATTTTCATTTGTGCGATTCCTGTAAATAAACCTGTGTTGTTGACCCTTAAGCAGCCGCGTAGATGACAGCCAATTCACCGACTGCCGCCGTGCTGGTAGCCGTGAAGACCGTTGCCACGTTCGCCGGTCCCGTGATGGTTTCCGAAGCGGTGTGGAAAGGCACGCCACCCGGAATATTCAGCAAGTAGGTTCCCACACCACCGGCACCCGTCAGGATGCTGGCAATCGTGGTGCCTGCGGTCACGTTGGTGCCCGAAATGGTGTCACCAACCGACAGCCCGCCCGAGGCAACCGCCGTCACATTCAGCACGTTGGAAGCCGTGGTGGCTGCCTGCGTGGCGATGGTGCCGGGGGTGGTGCTCAAGCTGTAGGTGCTGCCGACTGCGCCGGGAGTGCCTGACAACAGCGCGGTAACCGTGGTGCCGGCCGTGACGCCCGCCGAGGTAACCACGTCACCAACTTCAATCAAGCTGTTCGCAGTCTGCGTGACCACGGTCATAACGTCGGTGGCAAAACTCGCGGTGCCCGCGAAACCAACCGAACCCGTCACCGAGTTGGTGGCGATATTCGACGGGGCGCCGGTCACTTCGTCTGCATAGACGGTGGCGCCGGCCGCGATGCCGGAATCAAACTTGGCGTAGAAGTCGCCGCCGTCGAAGCCCACAACCATGAAGCCCTGCGGAACCCGCATGCTCGAATCTTCGAGAAAGTGGGTAATGAGGCCCTGCGAGTTGCGCGCGAGGAATGCAATCTGTGTGTACCCGTTCCCGTAGGACTGCGAGCACAGGCCGGTGGCCGGATTGATGAAAAAGAAATTGCCGACAATCAGCCCGCCCGCAGGCGCAACCAATTGGCCGGCAGCGGCAAGCGTGTTGTGCCGGGGATTCTGTGAGGCAAAATCGCCCGCGACGGCCGGGGCGGGTTGTGCATTGACGACGGTTTGAAAACCCATGTTGGCGATTCCTTAGCGAGAAAGACGGTTGTAGTTCGGGAAAGCTTCGCGCAGTGACTTGGCTCCCGCCGAGTCAGTTGCGAGGGCCGGGGCCGCTTGCTTGCCGGCATTCAGGGCAACGCGCAGCATGGCGCCGAAAGCCTCGGATGGCACGCCATCGGTGGCAATGCCCAATTTCTTGAGTGCGGCACCGTAAGTTGCGCCGGCACTGTCGAAGGCGGTAACGCCCACGATGGCTTCGACTTCACGGCGCGCAGTCTGCAACGCGCGGTCCGCTGCGAGGCCGGCATTTACGCCTGCCGCGATGGCCGCGTCCATTGCCTTCTTGTCCATGGCCTTATCCTTGCCCTTCTTGTCTTTGGCGGACGGCTTGCCATCCGGCTTTTCCGCGCCACCCTCGGGCTTCTCGGGAAATTCGTCATCCGCGTCCACTTCCGCGTCCGGGTCTTCGTCATTCGTGCCTTCCGGGTCCGTGGGGCTGACAGACACCGCAGCGTCTTTGCCCTCGGGCTTGTCGCCCTTTTCCAGCTTCACGCCACCCGTGGTTTCCACCGCGTCATCTTTCGCTTTCTTGTCCTGCGCGATAACGGTTGAAATCAGGGCGGACACATCGGCCGGCTTCGCATCGGTGGCGAGTACCGGGCCAAGGGCTTTGACAAGTGCGGAAATTTTCATGTGCGTGAAATCCTGTGGTAGTTCGTCCGATACTAATACGTCCGGGCCTGCGCGTCCAACTTCGACTAGGGCCACGTGGTTGCACTTAAGCCCCCGCATCACCCCGTCATACTTTTCGCCATCGGGAGTTGTCCCCGGCGACATGTCCGCAACATAACGGTAGCCGCATGATAACTGCTCTTGTTCGCCATTTGCAATAGCGTCGATTGCCTTTTGGTCCCACACCGCCAAGGATGCCTTGAGGTAGGGGTATTCAAAGCGGACGTTGCTGACGGTTCCAACAACCAAGAATTTTTGCGGGGCCTCGGCAGAAACAGCTATGTGCTGCATCATCAAAGGCTTGTTTTCATAGCTCGCGGCAGCGGCTTGCAGTTCGGCCGCGTCGCGATACAGGTAATAAATTTTGCCGGAGTCCAAGCCCAATTCGGCACCGTTCGGAATTTCCCGGCCATAATACGGGCACACGTTGGCCTTGCTTATATTGCAAGTCTCTACGTGCATGTGGCCGTCCGCATCTATGGTGCGCATGCTGCGGTCAAACGCGAACGCTGGCGCCGAATCCAAGGCGCAATCGTCTTCCAAATCTATGTCGTCTGCCTCATGCAAGGCAATCGCCACCGCTTGCTTTTTGGGTTTCCCCGCAGCAATTTCCGTGTGAATGTTGGCCGAAATAGCGGCCTTGGATTTTCCGGTGGCAAGTGGCATGCCCACAGGATACCGCCCGACGCCAGCCGGCGCAATGTTCCCTCGGGAACGCTACCTAGTAAAAGCTGTCATCCAAGCCGGGAATTACCGCCTTCGACACGCACCGGCAATTTATTTCCGTGCCCGGCCAAATCCACTTTTTGATATCGGGGTCATACCAACCCTTCGAGATATCAAAGCGCGTCTTGTCTTTGCCGGCCTTCACGTGCGAGGGGCGCGGGGTGACGCCACCGCCCGAGTGCATCCATATGGCTTCTTTGATTCCCAATTCTTTGCGGCGCACCGCTTCAATGACAGCCTTGGCTTTGTTGTTTTGGTCGCGGGCGACAAGCGCCGCACGTCGGTAATTCATGCCGTATTTTTCGTGCAGTTCCTTGGACAGCGTGCCCATGTCGTGGCCTTGGCGGACCGATTCCCACACGGCGCCTTGTATGTCGTCAAGGGTTTCGCGCCCGAGGTTGCGGATAAGATTGACATTCTCACCGATGACCGCATGGTAGGCTTCAAGGCTCGCGGGGGTGGGCTTGAACGCGACGGAAAAGCCCGCTTCATTCAACGCACCCATGAACTGCGATTGGGTAACCTTGAAATTCTTTTCTGCGAACTTGCGCGACAAATCCGTGGACAAATCGTTGAAGTTGGCTTGCCACTTGCGTGACCACTTCGTCAATGTCTTCTTGACTGCCACAGATGCCGATTTGCCGTCATGGGCGATGCCAAGCCCTGTGACCGGGGGCGCCGCTTCGAGTGTCGCCCGAATGTGGGTCAACATCGAAGCGGCGCAACGCTTCACCAAGTCTTGCAATTGGTCACGGTACCAAGCTTCAACGCCTCGGTTTGCGTGAATTGCCTTTAGGGTTACGGTTTCCTTTTTTGGTTGGAGCCGGCGCCGGGGCTTGCGTGTCGTTTGCATGATCCTGCCATCCTATCGTGAACTGCTCCGGGCTGAAATCCTTGAAGACTTCTTTGACCTTTGCCGAAATGTTCGCCATTTCAACGTCCAACAATTGAGCGAAACCGGCAGCGTTGCCCGCTTCATCTTCCCCGACATAGGGCCGGTCATCGGTCAATTTGTTGTAGTGGAACGCGTCCGTGATGATGGCCGCGCAAGCCATGATGCTAGCAAGGTGCGGGACGCCTGTCACTGCGTCTTTGTTTTCGCCATTCTGCAATTTCATGATGTGCCGGTACATCGCATCAAGATAGATTGAGAATCGCACACCGGCCACACGCCAATTGTACTTGCCGTATTTTACGGCACCCTCGGTGAAGGCCAGTGCCATATATGCAATGGCCGTTGACGGCACCAAATGCACCATTAACTTTTTGCTGCCAATGGCGTCTTTCGGGTTGGATGGTTTTGTCTCGGTGCTCATACTTGCATGCTCCCGTGGATGCCAGCCAACACCGCTTCCGACTTGACCCACGCTACAAGCGGGTTGGAGCCTTCGCAGTACATGCCGAACTTGTGCCCACACAGTAAAGCCGTGAAGGCTTCGAGTTTTGCGCCGCGCGACTTCGACCAATTGGGCAAAAATATGATGCCCTGCGCGGTGTCGGCAACTATCTTCACATCGCGTGCGAGCAAGTCGCCCCAAGTCTGCGACAGCTTGGCCGCGTCGCCGTCTGTGCTGGCCAACGCTTCTTTGTCAACGCCGTGCTGCGCGTCAAGTTCGGCCGGGGAAATGATGTTGTAGCCGGCCGCGCGCAATGCCGCCGTGGCGCTGTAGAACAGCGGGAAATTGAATTGGGGGTAGCCACTCATAGGCCCCGCCAAATAATACGGTTTGTCTGTCGTCACTGATTTTGCTCCTATCGTCGGTGGTGGTTTAAAGCTTATATTTTCCGTCAATGATGATGACCAATTGACGCTTGCCGTTCGGGTAGACGACGGCATGCGCGTGCAGCCACGAAGACGGGCCGGCGCCGTTGTATTCAAGGTGCAGCAAACTTGACGTACCCGTCTGCATGCAGCCTTCATCCACACCGGGGCTGTGGCTGTGGCCTATGACCGACTTGCGGCCAATGCGTTTCAAATTCTGAATGGAGCCGCGCGCCCCGTTCGGGCCGGCATGACCGTGCATATCCATTTGGATGCCGTGAACCTCGGAGCCTTCGCCGCCTTTGCCGGATAGGCACTTGACGCGCACGCGCGTGCGGTCCCAAACGGCATCCATGAAGTGTTCCACCCAATAGGCCCACGGGCTGACTGTCTCAGTTCCCCCGGCGCCCATCTTGGTGGATTCGTGCATGGCCAACGCCGTCTTGAGGTAGAACGCGCGAGCAATCGGCATCACTTCTTTGCGCCAATCCTTCTTGAGAATCCAACGGCGCAAAAAGTCGCCGTGGTTGTCCGGCACAATGTATGACGTGGCATAGGCTGGCGTGTTTTGGGCCACGTAGTTGACGGCCTCGCGCACTTCCCCTTCCACATCGTCAAAGCCGCTAGGGCCTTTCGCTTGTTCGTTGAACGGGTTGCCATCATGATGCGGGTTGGCCCCGTAGCCGTCGCACACGTCATGCCAATAGATGGCCTCGGGCTGCAAGGTTTCTACCAAGCCCCCCTTGCCGAATGTGCCACGCTCCACGCCCTTGTCGCGGAAGCGCACGTGGGTATCACCCAATGCGAGGGCAGCGGCGCCCTTGAATGGCTCCACGCCTTCCGGGGTAATCATGACGCCCGAGGCATCATAGGCGATTCCGTCCCCGGTGAAATTCAAATGCCGCAAGTAGAACTTGCCGTGCTTGTCCAACTCTACCAACACAGCGCCGAAGCAATGGTGGAATTCGCCGCCCGCGCCCGCGCGTGAGTTGGTGTAGTTCGGTTCCGTGCAAGCGCCCGTGGTGGTCATGATTTTGGCCATGGCGCTGCCGGGCACAGGTACCGTTTTGAACTGATAGCGGGTGTGGCCCACTATGGTGGATTCGCCGCCCGTGAAGGCTTCAAAGCCCGACAATGGCTTGGTAGCCGTGGGCACAATCTTGATTCCGCCGACGCACACAAGGTTGCGGTTCACGTCCATGCGCTGATTAAGCCAATACGGCTTCGTGGCCGCGTCCCAAGTTTCCTTGTCTTCCTGCGAGCGGGACCACATGGACGTTGGGTTTTTGTAGCGCAGTTGGATGACAGACAGATGCGCGTCCCAATACTCTTTCGCGCGCAAGATGGCTTGCCACACCAACGGCCGCACGGGCGTGCCATTCTGCGCCGACGTGAATAGAAACCGCTTAGTGCCGCGCGGCGCCGGGTTGGCGTGTACCTCATGGACCTTTGACGACTGCGCCAACGGATGATGTGCTGCTAGGAAATCGTCAAAGGTTTTGATGGCCATGGGTTACACCATTTCTCGCATACGGGTTGCCAACGCTTCGGAGCCGCACCAAATTTTCTTGCGGCCACCGTCTACCACCACCACGAATTTTTCAAACTTCTCCCGAAACCGGGAACAATCCGTGGTGGACACAGGAATGCCCTGAATAAAAGCGGCCTCATATTCCCAACCGTCTTTCCCAAGCTTCGCTATCGCGGCCTTGAGTTTTGCGGGAATGATGAAGTTTTTATCATGGGCCTTTCGGAAATCTTCAAGAGTCTTCTTTGCCTTGCTCGCCATGTGGTGTTTTGCTCCGATGTGGTGTTATCGACGGACGCGGGCGCCCCGGAAGAATCCCGGTTTATCACCCGTGAAGCCATCGGGCTTGGTGCCCTTGGGCCGTTTGAACGGGTCCGCCTTGGTCAATTCATCAACCTTGGGGGCCGCTATTGTTGCTGCCGCAGCGTCCGTAAGCTGCCGCGCACTTTCCTTTGTCTTCGCCATGTCACCTTGCCTTTATGGGTTTAACGCTCACGCATCCTGCCACGGAGTTGACCGCAGCGTCAAGCTGCGGCCTTCGCCTTGATTGTGGCCAACTCTTTTTCATGCTCGCGTTGCTTGTCACCTTCGCCGGCTTCATGCTCCATGCTCGCTTCCGCTGTCGGGTCCACCGATGGTTCCTCAAGCGGGGGCGGTTCGGGAGCATCGCCCACAAGGTTGTCATAGCCGCTGTTCGGGTCCGTCTGCAATTTGCCCCGCACTTCGTTGGGGTCCAACACGCCCTTGTCAATGTAAACCCCGTCGCGGTCCGCGTCGCTCTTGCGTTCCTCGGCTTTTTCCTTCGCCGTGGGTTCGTCAAGCGGTACCCATTCATAGGTGATGTTGTCGTCAATCGTGCCCCACAAATCAAGCATGATGACCTTCAACAAAATGTCCAACTGCGGGCCAAACAAGTTTTCTTGGCACGCGCGCACGAAGTCATACCATACCTGTATTTCACCTTCGCCCGTCGCGTTCAAGCCCGTGGGCACCACGCCAAACAGCTTGATAAGCGGGATGTGACACGGTGCGGCCATGTGCTCTTGAGCCTGTGCCTGTAGCTTGTCCAATGTTCCCAAGGGAACATTTTGCATGCTCAATTCTTCGGTGTTTTTGTTCGTCAACAGCACACCGCCGTTGCTGCGCGCTTGCTGGAATAGCTGCATGCGCCGTATCACGTCGGCGCCGTCGCCGCCCGCAAGCGTGGCGTTCATGTCGGTGGCAAGGCTGACGATTGAGAAAATATTGATTAGATCATTGACGCTCTTGCGCGTGCGCAACCACATGTTGATGTAGGGTTCCATCAACTGCGACATGGACATGCCGCCGAAGTTGTAGGCCGGCTTGAGAATGTCCGGCACTTCGCGGGATAGGAACATCAACAGCCGCGTGGTGTGGGTTTTGCGGCCCATCACGTACCACGACTGCGGTACGTAGAAGTCTTTGCGCTCCGGGTACGAAGCGTTATAGCTCGCGGGCGTTGTCCAATACGGTTCGATGCACTGCAAGTTGTTCAAGCTGCCCTTTGCAATTCCGCCCTTGTCGTCAATCAACAAAGGTTTTTGCCGGCCCATTTCATCATCTTGGCCTTTGATATCAATGTATATTTGGCCACGGCCGAAGACGCCATCATACCAAGCCGAGCGGTGGAACAACTCGCGCACCTTCAATTCCTTCATGCGTTCGTCAAGTTCCAAAATCTTGGCCTTGCTGTCGGCTTTTCCTTTGCCAACCAGCTTCATCCACTTGCGCGTCATTTCTGTGCTGATAACTTCGGACGGCGCGCGATACTCGGAAATCTGCGTGAGGTTTGCAAGGTACGGGTAGCCGGGGAATGACAGCGAGCAACCAAATTGATTGAAGCCATTTAGCCAACCGAACGCGGGCACTTGGAAGCTGCCGCCGTCATCCAACGCCAACATTTCCTCGGGCCGGCCGGTGCTGTCCATGGCCAAGAAAAGTTTGTCACCGGACGGAACCTGCGCCTTGGTGGGACGCACACCGGGGGGC